GTATAAAGGTAAAATTGAAGATTATACTTGTAGAAACATCTGTAACATTTATAACCAGATACTTCATGAATGTTACGGCAAGGCCTGGACATATGACATGAAACAGTTTGATTATGCTGCTGACTTGATACGGCTAGGATATACAGCTGAAACATTTAAGAAGGACGCAACCGGCGTTGTAAAGTGGAAGAGGGATAAAAACCAGCAGCCGCCGTTCAGCCTTCAATACTTTATAAAGCGTAAACAATCCCAGGGCCAGGCCCAGGAAAATAAAACAGCCATGGATATTGTAAGACATGCAGCCAACAAAATGAAAGTAAAATGATAAACTGTACAGGAACGACTAGTCTTTGTTATCATGTACCGGCTGCCGGAGAAAAAAAATATTTAATATGCCAGGCAGCAGTAAAAAAAAATAATTGTAACGCCCAGCCAGCAAGGGTTACAGCAAAAAAACGACCTATATGGCCCCTGGCCCTAGCGTATCGTATGGGGTGTTACACAAAAATATTTTGGAGTTTTCATCAAAACGAAAAGAAAAGGAGGTTAAGATGAAAATATTTGATGTAGTTCAACCTAAAGAGACTGACAAGGTTGATGATAACACAGGCAAACCTGTAACTAGGTGGCAGAATCTAGGGATTGCTTTTGAGAAGGAGGGTAAGATAACTGGTATTCGGTTAGAATGTTTACCTTTACCGGACAAAAAGGGTGAGGTTTGGTTAAGATTATTTGAGCAGAAACCTAAAAACCAGGGACAGGGATTTAGTTCTAGGTCAGATAATGCTATAAAAGCGCCATGGAATGATGTAAAGTAGTTGTATGGCAAAGAGAGTGGTACCCCCTGTTCGTAGATTTGGAGGTGTAGGAGAACTACGCAAGCGAATAAGGGGGTCAGATATTATTTATGACAACCGAGATGGTATTGCTACGGAGATGTTAGGATTAGCGAAGGCTAAGATAACGGATATATTTGATTGGCAGGGTCAGCAGTTGTCTTTGAAAGATGTAGAAAAGATACCGGAACATGCGTTGAGTGCTATCAAGAAAATCAAGATAACGCCGAGGCAAGATGGTGAGGATATAATTGAGGTAGAATTGATTGACAAGGTTCGTATATTTCAATTATTGAGTAAGTCTGCTGGATTATTAGATACGGAAAAAGATACGGATAAGCCAGCGGTTGTTGATATACAAATGGTAATGCCGGAGGATAAGAATGGAAAAAAGTAATGGTGAGATGAAAGTATTATTAAAATGCGACCATTGTCAAAGGGATTTTAATTATACGCAGATGTATTATTTTCAAACATGTAATCCGGAGGTATATAGTGATTATGATAAACTTTGCAAAGAGTGTTATGAGTTTTGTGTTAGCACTTCTATTTTTACACAGTAGAGCCAGCTATGACTGATAAACCTTCTGTAACCAAATTAGATTTTAGTCGCAGTCCTGTTATTGCAGACTTTATGCAATCAAAAGGATTTGTACGAGGTATCATGGGACCGGTAGGTAGTGGTAAGTCGTATGCGTGTTGTGCTGAATTATGGAGACGAGCAATACAACAAAAGCCTTCACCAAGAGATGGTATCAAACATAGCCGCTTTGCTATTGTAAGAAACACGCACCCTATGTTGCGAACCACCACACTCAAGACTTGGTTGGAGTTGATGCCGGAACATATATGGGGTCATGTAAAATATGCGCCACCAATAACGCATCATATCACTTTACCGAGCAAAGAGGGTGCGGCTGGTATAAACTGCGAAATAATTTTTTTAGCCTTAGATGACCCTAAAGATGTACGAAAACTTTTATCTTTAGAATTGACTGGTGCCTGGGTCAATGAGTGTCGTGAATTACCCAAAGCTGTTATTGATGGATTGACGCACAGAGTAGGTAGATACCCAAGCAAAGCAGATGGTGGACCTACTTGGCATGGAGTAATTTTAGATAGCAACCCCTGCGATACGGACCATTGGTACTATCATTTAGCTGAGGGTAAGGATAGACCTAAAGGTAAATATGCCTGGGAGTTTTTTAAACAGCCACCAGGCGTTATTGAAATGGATATACAAGATGTACCAGAGGATATGCCGGAGGCACATGGATTTATAAACGCTTGTCAAAAATGGTGGCGAACAAATCCACAAGCTGAAAATTTGCCGAACCTTCCTACTGGTTATTATGAACAACTACTTGGAGGTAAAAACTTAGACTGGGTAAAATGTTATGCTCAAGGTAAATACACCTATGTCCAAGAAGGTATGCCTATTTGGCCAGAATATGATGATACAACTATGGCAAGTGATTTAGAAGTTGAGCCTGGTATTCCGGTACAGGTTGGGATTGACTTTGGTCTAACGCCAGCTGCAGTATTTGCACAGCGTATGAAAAATGGTACTTGGCATATCTTACATGAGTTAGTAACCTTTGATATGGGTTTAAATAGATTTGTTACCATGCTCAAAGAAGAGATGGGAATATACTTTCCTAAGTGTCAATTTATGGTTTGGGGAGACCCTGCAGGCCAACAAAGAGACCAGATATATGAAACCACTGCATTTGACCACATGCGAACTATGGACATAGTAGCACGCCCTACAGCCACGAATGATTTTAAAGTTAGGCGAGAGGCTATGGCTATACCCATGCAACGACTAATACATGGTAAGCCAGGCTTTCTTGTAAATAAAAAATGTGAACGATTACGCAAGTCTTTATCTGGAGGCTATCATTTCAAAAGAATATCTATGGGTGCTGGTCAAGAAAGGTATCGTAGTACACCCAATAAAAACGAACACTCTCACATTGGAGATGCAGCTGGATATTGTTTGTTAGGCGGAGGAGAGCATAGGGACATGACAGTACGCAAAAATGTTGGTTCTAAATTAAAACAACCACAAGCTAAAGTTTTAGATTTTGATGTTTTCTCCGCATGAACTAAATACAATTATGCGTTTGCAGTGGCCAAAAGAAAGAATTGTAACATGGCATAAATCTCATTTTGATATAATTACCTTAAATAAATTTGATAAAAAAAATATTGCCTTATACCATGCTAGAATGAATCTTTTTGAAAACCTTGTAAGCCAAGGCCTTTGTTTTACAGGCATGGACCAAAAGAAAATATACGCTATGTTTGGATTATGGCAAATGTGGCCTGGTGTTTACGAGGCATGGCTTATACCAAGCGCAGATATAAGAGAAAAAACTGTGCGTTTTCATAGAGGTGCAAAGCTATTTTTTGACTATGCTGTGAACAAACTAGGAATAAAACGATTACAAATCATGGTTTGTACACAAAATGTTCTGGCTGTAAGATGGGCTAAGGTATGCTACTTTAAAATCGAAGGCACCGCTAAACAGTGGGGGCCGGAAGGAGACGATTATTATATGATGTCAAGGATTTATTAAATGGGTGGATTATTTAGCGCACCAAAACCGCCACCACCACCTCCTCCTCCACCAGAGATAGACCGCAGAAGTGCGCAGCTGGAGGCTGAGGAACGCAGTGAAAGAAAAAGATTACGAGCAAGAAGAAAAGCAAGGACGCAATCTGCAAGAGCATTGATGACTCAAGTAAGAGTATCTCCTGTTGCTGGTGAAGGACAAATGGCACAAGGCACTACGCTTGGTCCAGATGCTAGAAATCCAAGGTCATAATGTGCCAAAACGAGAATATATTAGAAACCCAAGATTAAAACCTATAAAACAGGAGAATCAAAACAATGTATCAAACCAGCAAAAAAAAAAAGAAAAACCTAAAAAAAGCGATGGCTAAAAAATATGGCAAAAAAAAAGAATAGGTTAGATGAATGGTTGCAAAAAAGTTTCAAAACCCTAAAGGTGGTCTTAACGAGGCTGGAAGAAAACATTTTAAAAAAACTGAAGGGGCGAATCTCAAGCAACCAATTAAGAGTGGTACTAACCCTCGCAGGATTAGTTTTGCTGCTCGTATGGCTGGTGTAAAAGGCCCTATGAAAGATGAAAAAGGCCGGCCTACTAGAAAGGCTTTAGCCCTAAAAGCCTGGGGTTTTGGTAGTGTATCAGCTGCAAAATCATTTGTAGCAAAACATAGAAAGACATAATGGCATTAGGGGTAAAAGAATTAAAAAAAAGATATAAGGTGTGTGAAACACGCAAGGAGATGTGGCGTTCAATTTATGAAGAGGCCTACGAATATTGTTTGCCTATGCGTAATTTGTATGATGGTTACGCAGAACAGGACACTCCTGGTCAAAACAAAATGAAAAGAGTGTTTGATAGCACAGCCATTCATTCAACATCAAGATTTGCAAATAGAATACAATCAGCTTTATTCCCTCCCCAACAACAATGGTGTAGACTAAGACCTGGACCAGATGTACCAGCTGAAAGAAAAATAGAGGCACAACAAATATTAGACCAGTACACAACAAAAATGTTTAGTGTTATGCGTCAATCTGGTTTTGATTTAGCTATTGGAGAATTTTTGCTAGACCTTGCGGTAGGAACTGCCTGCATGCTAATTCAAAAAGGTGATGAGTTACAGCCTATAAGATTTACAGCAATACCAATGTATCAAGTAACTTTTGATGAAGGTCCTATGGGAAAACCAAACTTTGTATATCGTAGGTTTAAAAAACCTTTTGAGGCAATTCAAAAAGAGTTTCCAGAGGTAGATATGCCAGATGAACTTATAGAAAAATATAAAGAAAGACCAATGGAAAAAGTTGAATTACTAGAGGCAACATATCCTAATGAAGATGGTGAATATGATTATTGTCTTATGACTATGGAAGGTGATTATAAAATACTACATAAAGTTTTAAAATCTTTTCCTTGGGTCATATCAAGATACATGGTAGCACCAGGAGAAATATACGGAAGAGGTGTTTGTCTATATGCACTACCAGATATTAAGACTCTAAATAAAGTTGTTGAGTTAAATTTAAAAAATGCCAGTCTCAGTATTGGTGGTGTATTTACTGCAGTAGATGATGGTGTTATCAATCCGCAGGCTATACAAATAGTGCCTGGTGCAATCATTGGTGTATCAAGTAACGGAGGTCCAAGAGGACCAAGCCTTGCCCCATTACCTAGAAGTGGAGATGCGCAGCTGTCGTCTCTAATTACAAATGATTTGCGAATGAATATTAAAAAAACATTACTAGATGAGAGTTTGCCACCGGACAATATGTCAGCTAGGTCTGCAACGGAGATTGTTGAAAGAATGAAAGAACTAAGTCAAAATCTTGGCTCAGCATTTGGTAGATTGATAAATGAAACTATGACGCCAATAATTACAAGAACACTTGAACTTATGGACCAAGAGGGTTTGATTGAATTACCCTTAAAAGTAAACGGATTAGAGATAGCTATTGAACCACAATCACCACTAGCTATGGCCCAGAATATGGAAAAGGTAGGTAACATATTACAGTTCCTTCAAATATCGCAAGCATTAGGAGGTGCAGGTAATGCACTTGTAAATCCAGAGGCAGTCGGTGATTATCTTCTTGATAATCTTGGTATTGATGCAAACCTTAGAACTACACCAGAACAACGAGCAGCGATTGTGCAACAGGCACAACAGCTTTTGGCACAACAACAAAGCATGCAACAACCTGGACAAGAAGTGAATAGCCCAGGTGTTAATGCGTCAGCTGATGTGCGCCAGGCTGTAGCTGAAGGTGCAGGCGGTCCACCAGAGGGAGTAAACCCAGATGAGGAAATGGCTACTCCAAATAGGCCGCCAGAGTAAAGTATTATGAAAAAAAGAAAAAAATTAACAGCTAGACAGATGCTCACATTAGAAAAACACTCAGAACACCATACAAAAAAACACATGGATTTTATGAAAAAAGAAATGCTTAATGGTAGTACCTTTACAGCTGCACACAAAAAAGCACAAAAAGAAGTAGGTAAGTAAATATGAAAAATAATGCTGAAAAGATTAGAGATATAAATTCTGTGGGTTGGGACGGCCTTGATGCTAATGTTTCACACTTGCGTATTAAAGATACTGATGTACAAAGAGAATTAGATATTTCATATAGAAAATGTTTCCAAACCGCAGAAGGCAAAAAAGTTTTGGACCATCTTAAAGCAATAACAATTCAACAACCTTGCTGGGTCCCTGGTGCAGACACTAGCTATGGTTTTGCAAGAGAAGGACAAAACTCAATAATAAGAGAAATTGAACAACGAATAAGGAGAGCCAATGAACCAAGCTAATGAAAATCTTGCTGTGCAAGAAACAGAAGAAGAAAAGGTAGAACAACAACCAGAGCAAAAAACTATGGTTGAAGAGTTTAGACAAAATAATCCCAAAGAAAATGAAGAGGAAACAAATGAGCCTTTGTCTCACGTGGAACAAGAGACAGAAGATGATGAGACAGAAGAATATGAAATGCCTAGTTTTTTTGAAGGCATAGAAAATCACTGGGACAAAGATGGTCCGGACTTAGAGGGAATGGCAAATGAATTGAAAGATGTCAAAAAAAGTTACTCTGAACTGAGAACAAAGATGTCTCAAGGTAAACATAAGGCACCAGAAACTTATGACATACAAGTAGCAAAAGATTACCAATTACCAGAGGACAATCCTTTACTTAATGGTTTTATAAAAATTGCAAAAGAAAATGGACTTTCTCAACTTGCGTTTGATGAATCTGTAAAATTAATTTTGGAAAATGAAAAAGAACAGACAGCTGAAATAAATAAAAATTCTGCTGAAGAGAAAAGATTGTTAGGAAAAAATGCAGATGCAATATTAAAAAGCAATTTGGATTGGGCTGACGGCATGGCAAGAAAAGGTATTTTTAACGAGGACGAAATAAATGAACTTGATATATTGGGAGGAACAGCTGTCGGTTCTAAGTTAGTAGTTAAATTAAGGAATCTCATGGGTGATAAAGTAAATATACCAACACGATTAGAAACACCAGAACTAAAAGAAAGTGAAGAAGAATTTAAAGCTGAGACAACAAGATTGATGAATGACCCAAGGTATAAAACCGACCCTTCATTTCAGAAAATGGTGGCAAAAAGATTTACTGATAGATACGGAAATAAAAATCAATAAACACCTTTACAAGCTGTATCTTGTATATTATAAAAGAAGATGAAAGATAACTGCACCACAGCCTTTCTGGTAGCAAAGAAATTTGCGGCTGGCTCAAGGCCTAATTGAGTATGTTGCAGCCCAGACCTTCTGGACAACTGTTGCGATTGTTATTAATACTAACTTTTGCTAGGAGGCAAACTTATGACAACTCAAGCTAATTTGTCACCAGCGTTTGTGCAACTCTTTGATGCTGAAGTACATCAAGCATATCAAGGGGCAGCAAAACTAACTGGTGCAGCCAGAACGAGAACTGGCGTTGTGGGGTCTACTGTCAATTTTCCTAAAGTAGGAAAAGGTCAAGCTAGTGTGAGAACACCAGCTACAGATGTGGTTCCACTTAACACTGCCTTCAGCAGCGTGGCATGTTCCCTAACGGATTTCTATGCGGCTGAATACAGTGATATATTTTTACAAAATAAAATTAATTTTGACGAAAGAAGTGAACTGGCCCAAGTGGTTGGCTCAGCTATCGGAAGGCGTCAAGACCAGATTTTATTAGACGCATTACTAGCGGCAAGCGCCGGCTCAACTGTGGCAAACACAGTTGTTACTTCCGGTTCAGCTACAGCTAGTGATTTGAATGTAGGAAAAATTATTGCAGCTAAAAAAGCACTAGATGCAAAAAATGTTCCTGCAGAAAATCGCCACATGATTATTCATGCAAACAACTTGGCAGCATTGTTAGGAGATGAAAGAGCAATTAGTTCTGATTTCCAAACAATTCAAGCCTTAGTTTCTGGACAAATCGGAACTATGATGGGTTTTACCTTTCATATTCTTGGTGATAGAGATGAAGGTGGATTATCAAAAGATGGTTCTAACGATAGAACTTGTTTTGCTTTTCATCAATCATCTATGGGTGTTGCGGTTGGTATGCCAGCCTCAACGGAAATTAACTATATTGCAGAAAAAACTTCATTCCTAGTAACTGCAAAACTATCTATGGGTAGTGTTGCAATAGATACTGATGGAATTGTTGATGTAGTCTGCAGAGAAAGCTAGGAGGTATATTATGGCTTTTGCAAGAACAGGTTGGAATCCTATTGGTGGACAATCAAAAAAAGGCACTGCACCTCAAATGTTTTCTTATACAAGTGCAGATGCAATCGCTGCTGTAAACAGTGAAGGTTACTTCAATGAAGTGGCCAAAGATGTTGCAGTTGGTGATATAATTTTTGTTAGAGATAGTAATACACCAACAATGAATATTGTTGTTGTGCTGTCAAATACTGGAACTGTTGTTGATGTTTCAGATGGTACAGCTATTACTGTAGCTGACGCTGACTAAATTATAGAGAATGGGGGCTACGGCCCCCTTTTCTAAGGATTATATTTATGGCTCAAGGTGATACTAATGTAACTGTTTGTAACAAAGCGCTTTTATTTTTAGGCGCTGAACCTATAACAAGTTTTACTGATGGCACGCCAGGTGCAAATGCCTGTGCAAACATTTACGAAGATACAAAAAAAATGACATTAGGTATGTATCGTTGGTCTTTCACCATAACAAAAACAGAATTAGCAAGAGATGTAGATGTGCCAAATAGTGAATGGACATATCAATACTTGTTACCTAATGATATTTTAAACGGCGTTCCAGAGGCCGTCAGAACAACAAAGAGTCCTGGAGGACAATTATTTAAAGATTGGGAAATGGGTCAATCAGCAGGCCAATATTCCGTTCTAATGACAGACGCTACAGAAATACATATTGATTATCAAAGACTTGTTGGTGAAGGTAATATGCCAAGTTATTTTATTCAGCTACTTGGTTATCAAATGGCATGGCATTTAGCTGAGGTCATGACAGACCAAACAACAAAAGCTGAATACTGGAGGAGTATAGCATTAGGCACCGCCTCAGAAAATTTTAGAGGAGGTTACTTTAGACAGGCAGCGTCAATAGATAGTGGAGGACAAACGCCGTCTATAGTAGGTGATTATTTGCTTACGGATATAAGATGAGCAGAATACAGCAGTATCAAGCATCATTTACTATTGGAGAGTTAGACCCTTTATTACAAGGGAGAATAGACTTACAACAATATTACACATCTGTACAGTCAGCAAAGAATGTAATTTTTGAACCGCAAGGAGGATTCAGTAGGCGTCCAGGTCTTAAATTTTTATTAGATATAACAAATGATGGGGCAGCTAACGGACACTATCTTGTTCCTTTTGAGTTTTCTGTTGACGAAAGTTTTATGGTGGTTATGACGGCTGTAAAAACCGATAACCCTAATGCAAAAATAAGAATGTTTTTTTTTAAAGATGGTGCATTACTAACTAATATTAATTCAAGTGGCAATAATTATTTAGAATTAACTGTTGGTACATTATATGAGGTTACAAATTTTGATATAAACAGATTATATTATACACAGTCTGCTGATACTTTAATACTTGTTCACCCAAACTTTGCACCTTTCAAAGTTCAAAGAGGGGCTAACAATACAACATGGACTGCCACTGCACTAACTTCAGAACTAACTATTCCTAAGCACGCATTTACAATTACTAAAACTTCTCCTTCAACAACAATCACCCCTTCAGCTGTTGATGGCACTATAGAGATTACAGCTGGCTCTGGCATATTTAGTTCTTCAAATGTAGACCAGTTTATAGAATCTGAAGATGGATTTGGTAGAGCAAGAATAGTAAATTTTATTTCTACCACAAAAGTAGAGGCTTTTGTTGAGATACCTTTTTTTGACACCAGTTCAATATCTTCTGGTAATTGGTTTTTAGAAAGTGGATATGAAGATGCCTGGAGTAATACTAGAGGTTGGCCTATATCAGCAACCTTCCATGAAGGACGCCTTTTTTTTGGTGGCAGTGGTTCATTACCATCTACACTATTTGGTTCAAAGGTAGGACAATTTTTTAATTTCAAAGCAGCTGAGGGTTTAGATGATGATGCTATAAAAATTACTTTGGCTACTGATAGTGTGAACACAATTACTGGTATGAGGTCTGGTAGAGATTTACAAATATTTACAACCGGTGCTGAGTTCTTTATTCCTCAAGGAGACTTGGACCCTATTACACCATCAAATGTTGTGGCTAAGTCAAGTACAAAGCGTGGGGCAAAAGCGTTTGTAAGACCACAAGCTGCAGAGGGAGGAACCTTATTCATACAAAGACAAGGTAAAGCTATAAGAGAACTTTTATTTTCTGATGTTGAGTTATCTTATGTTGCCAACAATATTTCCTTACTTGCCTCGCATTTAATTGTTGACCCAATAAAAACTGCTCTAAGAGCAGCTACAGATACAACAGAGGGTGATTTATTATTGATACTTAATGGAGAAGATAGCACTGGTTATAGAGACTCCAGCGTACCATTTACAGGCCAGATAGCAGCGTTTATGTTAAACAAAGGTCAGAACATAGTAGCCCCCTCACATCTTGTTACAGATGGCACATTTAAAGATGTGGCGGTTGATGTTGATACAATATATACAATAGTCAAAAGAACTATAGGTGGTGCAACAAAATTTTATGTTGAGGTCTTTGATGATGACTTTACAACTGATAGTTCTACACAAATAACTTCTGGTTTTTCTGGTGCAACATACAACAGTTTTGGACATATAGAGGGTAAATCAGTTAAAATTATTAGAGATGATATTGTTGACACAGATGATACAGTATCTAGTAGCGCTATTACTGCTGGAGGCACACCGCTTACATATTTAGAAGTTGGGTTAAATTATGATGTAGAGGTAATAACAAATCCTGTAGAAACAAGATTATCAAGTGGTA